GTGGCGGCCACCAACAGCACCTACACCGGCTACGACTTCACCGCCGCCCGCAAATTCACCCCCCTCCCCGCACTCGCCCCACCCGGCGCGGCCGACGACCCCAGCGTCCACAGCGCCGCAGTGCTCTCCATGCTCCCCAAGTGGGACCCCATCAACGTCTGCATGGGTGGCACCAGCGCGCTCCGCGCCGAAAGCCGCCGCCTAATCCCCCAGGAACCCCGCGAGGACGACAGCGCCTACCAGCGCCGCATCTACCACGCCGTCCTCCCCCCATTCCTCCAGCGCCTCGCCAGCCAAGCCGCCGGCCTCATCCTGCGCAAGGGCATCCAACTCCAAGGCGACCCCTACTGGGAGCAATGGGCCAACAACGTCTGCGGTGACGGCACCACCCTCAACAGCTTTGCGCGCCAACAACTCGAAACCGCCCTGCTTTACGGCCACAGCAGCGCCATCGTCGACTACGACCCCACCCCAGCCCGCACGCTCGCCGACCTCCGCACCCGTCGCAGCGCCCCCTACCTCATCCACGTCCACCCCCAAACCATCCGCGGCTGGCGCACCCACAACAACAACCCCCAAGCCGAACTCACCCAAGTCCGCATCCACGAGCTCGCCCTGCGCGACGTAGGCCGCTTCGGCGAAGAACAGGTGGAGCAGATCCGCATTTTGGAGCCCGGCCGCTACGAGCTCTGGCGCAAGGACACCCCCGGCACCTGGGTGCTCTACGAAAGCGGTAACACCGACCTCGACCGCCTCCCATTCGTCACCGTCTACGGCAACCGCAGCGCCACGCTCCTCAGCGTCCCACCCCTGCTGGAAGTCGCCTACCTCAACATCGCCTACGCCCAGCGCTTCTGCGACTACATGCACAGCGTCCACGTCGGCTCAATGCCGATCCTGACGCTGCGCGGCTTCGACCCCGACTCCGAAAGCCCCCTGGGCATCAGCGTCAACACCGCGCTCCTGCTCCCAGTCGACGGCGGCGGCGAATTCATCCAACCCACCACCGACGCCTTCGACAGCCAACTGAAGTGCTTAGAGGCGCTGGAAGAGCAAATTTCGCGCCTCGGCATCAACACCCTCACCCGCCAAAACACCACCAACGCCGCCGCGGAATCCAAGCGAATGGACCGGATCGACAGCGACTCGATCATGGCCCTGATTAGCGCCGACCTCGCCAACGCCCTCACCTCCATGCTCGAAGTCGCCGCCCAATACGTCGGCCTCGAGCCCCCGCAAGTCGTCATCGAACAGGACTACGACAACAAGCTCCTCGACGGCAACTCCATCACCGCCATGCTCCAGCTCTTCATGCAAAACGCCATCAGCCAAGAGACGCTGCTCGACGTGCTCCAGCAAGGCGAAGTCCTCCCCGCAGGTTTGGACATCGACGAAGAAGTCACCCGCACCCGGGACTACATCAACGAGCAAAACACCGCCCTGGGCCTCGACCCCCTCGCCATGGACCCCGACGCCCTGACGCGCACCAACGCCGCCCGCGCCGGCCAGGGCGAATCCATGTCAAGCCAAACCCTCCCCACCCCCATGCGCCCCGGCCGCAACCCCGCCTAACGGCCAACAGCCATGCGCCACCACCCCCGCGAGGAGCGCACCGGGCACTTTCTCCCGCGTAGCGCATGACCCCAGACGAGTACCTGTACGCCAGCGAAGCTGCGCTCCGGCGCGACGAAAAGAGCGTCGAGGACGACACCCGCGCCCTCCTCATCCTGCTGCTCTGGCGTTTCCGCCAATCGCTGATCGCCAGCCTCCCCGACACCGGCATCGGCCGCCAGCTCATCCTCAACTCCCTCCTCGCGCCGTTAGCGCTGGAGCTCGAGACCTACGCGCAGCGCTTCCGCAGCATCCTCCTCACCCGCCTCGAGTTCGTCGACGAGGAACACTCGCGCCGCGCCGCGGACTACGCCGCCCTCGCCATGACGCTGCGCGACTACCGCCCCCGGCGCGGCGACGCACTGCTCGGCACCGCCCGCAGCGGCGGCCGCTCGCTCCTTGCGCTCTTCGCCCCCGACCCCCGCACCGGCCTCAGCCCCTTCACCGCCGCCCACCTCCGCGTCATCCGCGCCAAGCTCATCGCCGCCGTCATGCGCGACGACCCCACGATTGAAATCGCCCGCACGGTCGTCGCGGAGCGCGTGCGCCAGGGCTTCATCCAACCCATCAACTCCCGCGGCACCCTCTACAGCGCCCTGCGCAACCGCGACACCGCCCTCATCGCCAACGCCATCTGGGAAGTCAGCGGCCAAGCCGAGCGCGCCGTCTTCGAGCGCCAGGCGTACCTCACAGGGCGCCCATTTGTGCTGGAGGCGACGGGCGCGCCGGCGTTTGCGAGCTCCGGCTGGCAATGGCACGCAATCCTCGACCCCAAAACCTGCCCGATCTGCCGCCCCCTCGACGGCCTCACAAGCCCCCGCTACACGGGATTCCCTTACGTGCCCCCCGTCCACCCCCGCTGCCGATGCCGCATCCTCCCAATCCCGACACCCGCCCCGGCTAATTAACACGCAGTGACGGCAACTTAGTGCGTCCCCATACACAACCCCATGCCTGAGCAAGTCGTGGGGACTCCTCCCGTGGAGGAGTCAGTTGAGTCCGTGACTCAACAACCCGCCGCCCCCGCGAACGACGACCTCGCTGCACTTCGCGCCAAGCTCGAACTCGTTCAAAAGGACAACTTGAGCAAAGGCGAAGCCAACCGAACGCTCAACGAGCGCCTCGGCGAAAGCGAGAAACGCCTCCGCGAACTAGAGGGCAAGCTCAAGACCACAACACAACAAACCCTGGAATCCAGCGGTGAGTACAAACAGTTGTGGAATGACGCCACCGCCGAGAACGCCCGCCTGGTGCAGCGCATCAGCGACCTCGAAGCCCAGCTCAACGAGAAAGACAGCGCCATCAGCGCCGAACGTCTCCGCGCCACCGCGATCAACGCCATCAGCGCCGCGAACGCTTTAGCGCCCGAGCAGCTCTACGGCCTTCTCGCCCCCCAGCTCCGCGACTCCCACGGCACCCCCGTCGTTGTCGTCAACGGCATCGAGCACCCGCTCGACGCTCACCTACAGACCCTGCGTTCTGCGGGCAGTGGCTGGGACCACCACTTTGCGGCTGTTACAGCCCGAGGCATGGGAGCAACCGCGAGCGCCAGCCCCGCTGCCGGCACCCGCAACCCGTACAAGACCGAGAGCTTCAACCTCACCGAAGCCCTACGCCTTGAAGCGGACAACCCCGAGCTCGCCCGAGCCCTAAAGGCCGAGGCCGGCCGCGGGTAATTCACGGTAAACCCCGCAAATCAGAGCAATGGCCCAACAGAACATGGGCGGGACCTTCCTGTCCAACCTGGTCACCCGCCCCGAGTTCCTCCAGTACACCGCTGAGAGGATCTTCGAGCAATCCGCCTTCCTGCAGTCCGGCGTCATCACCCGCAACGCCGCCCTCGACGCCCGCGCCGGTGGCACCCGCGTGCGCGTACCCTTCTTCGACAACATCGGTGGCCTCACCGAGGAAGTCATCACCAGCGGCAACAGCTGGGGCACCTCCGGCGCCGGCTACCTCACCAGCCAGAACGTCACTGCCGACGAGCAGATCATGACGATTCTGCACCGCGGCTTCCAGTTCGCCACCGACGACCTCAGCCGGCTCGGCTCGGGCGCTGATCCCCTTGGCCACGTCGCCAACCAGCTGGCCGGCGCCATCGCCCGGAAGAAGAGCGCCACCCTCCTAGCCCAGCTCGGCGGCCTCTTCGGCAACATCGCCGGCTCCGGCGTACTCGGCGGCAACACCACCGATGTCACCGGAACCACCACTGCCACCGCCAGCAACTACCTAACCGCCGCCAATGTGGTGACGGCCAAAGCGAACCTGGGCGAGCGCTCTAGCGAGCTGACCGCCATTGCGATGCACAGCAATGTCGCTCACTACCTGGAGCAAACCGGCTACCTGCAAGTGCAGGTCAGCGGCAGCAGCCTCTCCGCCGCCAGCGGCCTCACCGGCGTCAGCTACAACACCTTCGCCGGCCTGCGCGTCATCATCGACGACCAGCTCGGCGTGATCAGCGGCGGCACTGCCACCCACCTGAACAAGTACCCCGTGTACCTGTTCGGCGCAGGCGTCATCGCCGAGGGCGTCCAACAAGAGCTGCGCGTCGAAACCGACCGCAACAAGAGCTCCTTCCAGGACCTCCTGATCTGCGACTATCACTACGGCTACCACGTAGCCGGCACCAAGTGGTCCGCCGCCGGCGACAACCCCACCAACGCCACCACCAGCGGCAACCTGGGCGCCACCGGCTCCTGGGGCCTGGCCTACACCGACGTGCGCAACGTCCCCCTGGTGCGCCTCCTGGTCAACACCCCCTTCGACACCGGCGTCTACGCCTGATCACCCCAGACACAGCAAAGCCCCCTCAAACCGGGGGCTTTTTTTATGCGCTTTATCCCTCAGCACTAATCCGCGCCTGCTCCTGCCTCTCAAACACCCCAATCGTGTCCACCGACATCTTGTAGCTCTGCAACATCACCTGATTCACCAACACATAACTCAACTCCAACCGCTCCGCAATCTCAGGCACCGTCGCCCCCGCCTCTTTCATCTCCCGAATCTGCGGCACAACATCTTCCCACTTCCGCACCCCAGCAACACCCACCTCCTCCTTCTTCGCCACTTTCTTCTTGGGCGCCTTAGCGCAGGCTGCGGTGTCTTGATCGCTCATGTTGCGGGTGCGATTACAACCGAAGTTGCCCCGGAAAGCTCGGATAAAGCGCCCAAGCGATGCCTGCGCCCACGATTGTTGCGACCGCCGGCGCCACCAACGCCAACAGCTACCTCAGCATTGCCGGCGCTGACAGCATCGCGGACGGCATGGTCGGCACGCTCACCTGGAGCACCGCCACCAGCGACAACAAAGCCCGCGCCCTCATCACCGCCACCAACGGCATGGAGACCCTGGGCTGGATCGGCACCCGCGCCAGCACCACGCAGGCCCTGGCCTGGCCCCGCTCCGACGCCAGCTGCGGCGACAAAACCATCACCGCCACCGAAATCCCCCGCGAACTTGAACTAGCCACGTTTGATCTAGCCAACGCGCTACTCGGCGACCCCACTTTGTTGCGCAACTCCCCCACCACCGCCGCCCTCGTCACCGGCATCCCCAACCGCGACCTCAAGCGCCTGAAGCTCGACGTCATGGAGCTCGAGTGGAACACCAACGCGGGCAACAGCACCACGAAAGCCGCCACCCCCCTCACAGTCCTCCCCCACCTGGCCACGATCCTCGGCTGCCTGACCACTAGCACCACCGGCGGTGGCATCGGCGGCGCCGTCGCCCTCACCCGCAGCTGACGTACCTAGGTAGGTCCGCAATAGACTAGGGGATGGCCCAGGTTGCCGCCCCCACCCCTACCGCAACGGGTCCGCGCCACCGGCCCCGCACCGGCTACCTGGCGACCCCCCTCACCCGCGACGAGCAGCGCCGCATCGCCTCGATGTACCGCGAGCATCGAGGGCTCCTGCGCCTAATGGGACGGAAGTTATGCAGGAAGTACCCGTTTGTCTCACCGGAGGACGTGTTTTCGTGCATCGACCAAGCGTTCATCAAAACCTGCCGCGCCTGGCAACCCGCCAAGGGCACGTTCAGCACCTTGCTCACCGTCTTCGCTGAAGGCGACGTGTTGCACTTCATCCGCGACCACAACTGGTTGGTGAAGGCCCCAGGCGCCGTCCGCCGCAACGGCCAACTCGCCCGCAAGATGTTGGACCGTGGCAGCAGCCGCGAAGAAGTATTGATCGCACTCGAAATCACCGAAGAGCAACTGAAACTCGCCCTCGTTGCCACCAGCCCCACAGACCACGACATCCGCGGCTTCGACCTCCACATCTGCCCCCGCGCTACACCCTGGGAGCTGTTAGAGCAAGGCGAGGCGGCAACTTAGGGCCATAAGCTCCCCTGCTCCCATGGCAACCGGCGCCTTTTTCAACAGCCTCGGCTACAAGTTTTACGTGAAAGCGGGCACCACCGCTTCCACCAACCCCACCACCAGCACCGGCATGACCGAAGTGCTGTCGCTGACCGACGCCTCCCTCCAAGGCTCAACCCAAACCCAAGACGTACTCGACTACGGCAGCACTCTTGGCTTCACCGCATCCATCGTGCAGCAGCAGAGCTACACGATTCCGATGTCGATGAACCTCAACCTCAACGACGCCGGCTACATCGTTCTTAAAAACGCCTCGCTCAACGCCGCCGACGGCACCACTGTTCAGTGGTTCCGCGAGTCCCCCGAGATGAGCACCACCGGCAACCCTGAGTACCACTCCGGCGTTGCATGGGTGACCGACTTCTCTGAGTCCATCGCCGCCGGCAACGTGGCCCAGGTCACCTTCACCCTCACCGGCTACGGCGCCTACACCTGGAGCGCCGAAACCAACGCCTGATCAGCAGTAGGGAGCTAAGCGCCCGCTGCCCCACAGGGTGGCGGGCTTTTACGCGCCCCCAATCTTGCGCCACTCCCTCACAAAGAACTCCGTCGGATCCTGCGCTCTCAGCACCGGCGTAATCCAATCCCGCCCCGGCGCGATGTAAGCATCCATCATCGTCCCGACTATAAAACCACCCTCAAGCACATCCCCGGAGTACGGCACCCTCCACGTAATCGTCAGGCTGTTTGAGGTGATCTGCGGCGCAGATTGCGACTGCAGCAGATCGCCTGTATCCACGATGTCCCGCCGCCCCCTAGGAACAAACTTTCCCGAGTACAGGCCGACCACGCGCCGCGTCGGCACCCCCCACTGATACACCTTCGCCTTAATCGAATCCTGCAACAGCGGCGTAATCTTCACGCCATAGCTGGCGAGCACCCGCGGCACCCGCTGCAGCAGCCGGTCCGCATTCCACTGCGTAACCCGCGCCATCACCCCACCTGCTCACGGGACACCAGCTGCACCCTCTCCCCAAGCGCCGCGCCCAGCGTCTCGCCAAGCAACCCCGTCTTGCCATACGGCAGCCGCAGCGCCGTCACCTCACACTCCACCGCACCCGCACCCCCAAACGCCACAACACCCTCCGTCCCCACGACAACTCGCTCGTCCAGCGCCTCCAGGGCGTAGCCATCAAACGTCGTCTCCGTCATCTCCACGCCCGGAAACGCCGTACCCCGCACCCGCTCCGCCTTCAGAAACAGCGGGACCGACACAGTGGCAGTGGCTGGTGTGACGTTGCCGGTCGTCGGGTCCGTCACCACACCAGCCCCCGCGACGGTGAACGTCGCGGTTGCGTTAGCGAGCGCGCTCAGAGCAGAAGTCATAACCGAGCTTTCCCCGGCAACCTCGGAAGAAGGATCCAGAGCAATCCGTGGCGGAGTCGCTAGGCCAAGCCGAACTTCAGCTAACGGTTGACCTCAAAGCATTTGAGCAGGGGCTCGACAGAGCACAAAGAGCCCTCAAGAACCTTCAAGCCCCAGAGCTTAAGGCGGTCGCAACAGGCGTACAGGTTGCCACAAAGGAACTCAAAAACCTCACCACCGCAGCAGACAAAGCGGAAGTCAAGCTCCGCACACTAAATCAAGTCATTGGCGACATTCCAGGCGGAGCCTACAGCAAGATCAGCGCCCAGATTGCACGCCTCACCAGTGAATCACGCAATCTGACCACCAGCAGCGAGCAGTACCTAACTGTTTTGCAACGCATCAAAGAGCTGGAGTTTCTGCGCTCTGCGCGCACTGGCCGTCAGGCGGCCAACGCCGGCGCCGCCGCATTTAGCGACTCAACGCTGACCACCGGTTACGGAAGCAACGCCAACCTCCCACAAATTCCCCTGACTCTTGAGGGCGAGCGCCAAAACATCCGGGAGCTTCAGCAACGTCTATCCAACCTTGATTACGAGTCTTCGGCCTATGCCGAGACCCTGCGTGTCCTAGAGCGCGCGCAACAGCGCTACAACGACATCCTCAACGGCACCAGTTCCGAGTACAGGCAACTGGCGCAGCAAGAAGAGGCCGCGATCCGCCGCGCCGAGAAGCTGGCAGCGATCCAGTCGTACTACGCAGACAGAAACCCGCGTGCGGGCGGCGTGCGCGACGCCAGCGGCGCCATGTTGGCCCGCGGCGCCGGCAGCGTCGCTGACGAACGCGCCTACCAAGC